CTATAAACCTGCGCATGCCATGCATATTTATAGTCGCGCAGCTGCCATAAATACCCTGTATTGGAGAGCTGGTTATGAATTACCAATGGAGCTATGGACCTGCTGAAGTCTTTAATGATTTTCAATTGCGTGACATAGTGCAGCATGTGATGTGGTGGTGTGTGGGACTGGCCGAAGACGGCACTGCATGGAAGGCCAGTGGCTCTGTGGCTGTGCCTGCTGCTGATCCTGCCAATTTTCTGCCATTTGAATCCATCACTGCTGAAACTGTGCAGCATTGGGTCACCAGCAGTCTCAACACTGCTGACATAGAAGCACAGTTGAATCGGCAATGGCTCGACAGTGCCAACAGGCAATCTGTCAAAACATTTTGTCATTGAGGACTGGTCACGTGCGCTGGTATGAAATTCTCAGTGAAGGTGGCAAGGCCATTGCCCATGCGTCTGCAGTGCCCTTGGATCAAGTGCCGCATGTGGTTGATGCTGCAATCAGCCTGCTGCCTCCGTCTCTGCGCGTGAATCTAGCCCAACACATAGGTTCAGCAGGATTCAAAGCAGTGCCGGCTGGTGACATAGATCTCATGATAGAAGCTGATGATCTGATCACAGAGTTTCACACAGAGTCGCAGAAAGATCCCCTGAAGTCTGCCAAGAAAGCTCTGGAACAATATCTGCAGCAAAAAGGCCATGACAGCAAGACCCTTGGACGCAACGTGCATGTGGGCATACCGTTTGATGGGGGCATTGCACAGGTAGATTACATGGTGATAGACGATGTGTCAGCTGTGGCTCCCTGGCATCAGCATGGACCTCGCGGCATGTATGCAGATCCACAGTTCAAAGGCAGCGACATATTCATAGTGATGAACAGCATAGGCAAGGCCCTGGGTCTGAAGTTTGATGCGTTTAGCGGCAAGTTGATGCGCAGAGATGATAACACAGTTGTTGCCAAAGACAGGGATGCTGTAGCTAAGATATTGCTTAATCCAAAGGCCACAGCTGATGATCTTGACTCAGTCAAGAGCATATTGCGAGCGCTGAAAGCAGATCCGCAACGAGATGCCAAACTGGCACAGGCCAGAGAATCTGCTGCCAAAGACCTAGTGGCACTGCCAGGGGATCAACCTTGAGAATAGCAGATCTGCAGCCCCATGGGGCTGTGTACGAAAGTCGCGGATTCATAGCCAGGCGCAAGGGCGATGTCTATGTGGATCCAGACAATCCTCAGGACACTGCTGTGTTTCTGTCTGTGCAGTTGCTCAAACCCACAGATGCAGACAGCTATGACACTGCTGAGGATTTCAAAACTGCCTATCAGGATTGGCTCAGCAGCGCAGCTGGCACAGTGCATGAGATCAATGAGCCCGGAGTGAGATACAAATCTGCCTATGTGGTAGACATGGACACAGCTCGTGGTCTGGAACACTATGTGCTGTTTACCAAAGATCTACGCCATCCAGAAAGTCGTCTCACCAGCATACCTGCTGGTGTGATTCCTGGTCACGGTGGATATAGGCTGGATGTCAAAACCAGCTTCAGTGAACGCAGTGGGTTGAAACCCAGCGACATAATCAAGAGTCACACAGCACTGAGTCCTGGACAGGTACCTGGGCTTTTGGATGCAGCACGCGCCACAGCAGGTGATGATGCAGTGGATCAAATGCAGGGCTATTTGTCTGCATTGCTGCAGGGACATGGCCAAGACTATCGCATAGTTGATGGCGCGGCCAATGCCAGCCTGCATCAAAAATATCTAGGTGAGTGGGCCAGTCCCATAGCACTGATCACTGAGCAATACAGTCCATCCAGTCTCAAGACTGAGATTCGGGACAATCTCAATGGTGGCCATGACTTGCAAGGTAGCAAAATAGAATACAGTACCAGTGCTGGTGCTGTGCTGTTTGACAGCACGGTTGTCACAGGGCGCACCGACATCCTGATCAGCAGCAAGACTAAATCAGGCGGTGGAGCGCCTGCCAGTCTCAAGGGTCTGTATGATGCACTGCAAAAGTACAAGACAGACATTGATCTGTCGGATCCCAAAACTGAAAAATTTTACCAGGTGATCAGCTCTATCATGAGCCACAGTGCAGTTGATGGTGTGTTGAAGGTAGCTGCACTGCTTGACATTGTCAACACCAGTCAGGCCAACAAAATAAGCACAGCCATTGCCAGCAACAAGCGTGATTATGAACCAGACTCGGCCATTGCCGATATCATGAGCGACTATGCTGCAGGGGTGCATCATCCCCTGTATGATCCGGCCAAACATGCATTGGCAGCCATTGCCAGGCAGGTCTGTCAACAGCTTAACGATGAAGATTACACAGATATCATGCGCACAGTATTGAACTATGCCAGTGTGGTGCAGATGTATTTCAAAACTGCAGTCAGTGGCTCTGATCTGATCTGCAAAGGATTTGAATTGCTGTGGCCGCCACGGTTTTCTGGAAAGATTTTGTTCTACAGCGGCAAAACCTTCAGTGCCACACAGATCAAAGGCAGACTGGGATTCAAGATTGGCGGCAGTGCAGACACAGATGCCCCAGATGACAGTCTCAGTGCTGCTGCACCGGATCCTGCGATCGCACGCAGGCAGGCCAAGGCACTGAGCCAGCGTGCACAGCAGGCCGTGGGTAGGATTGTGACACCTGGCGAGAGAGACACTCGCGATGCTGCTGTGCCTGATGAAATTGCCTTGGGTCGTGCTAAGAAGAGCTGATCACAGCTTCTATGTCGTCCAGCGTGCTGGCTATGGTGTGATTGGCCAGCACATGGTTCTTGGCAGCAGTGAGATCAAAATTTCTGGGATCAAAGTGCCTCAGCTGATCAATCAGTTGGCTGTCTGTGTGATAGGTCTGGCCGTAGCGATTCAACATGGCTGCACCAGCCACGTGCCTTGCTATCCAGGGCGTGCCATTCAGCATGCTTTCCAAGATCACCAAACCAAAGCCCTCTTGATTGCTGTGCAGCAGGTAGCAGTCTGCTTCTGCTATGGCACTGAGCACTTGTTGCTTGCTGTCAATCATCAGAGGCATGACACAGCTGCTGGCTGTGGGCATGAGATTCATGCGGTTGTCGTAACCTGTGGTAACCAGCACTGTGTCTGGTAATTCAGCACGAGTAAACACCTCTGCCAGTTCGCGCATTTTTTTGTTGGGCCAATAGCCTCCGCAGCTGAGAAACATGCGTTGTGAGATGCCATACTGGGCCTTGAAGCCTAGTTGGCCCAGACTGGCTTGGTGTTTGATGCCGTGCCGCACACGCCGCGCTTTGGCAGTCTGACCATATTGGCCTATGTGATTGATGTCATCTGGAGTACTCCACCCCAGATATGCACAGTCATGCAGAGCTTTGACACACACATCGCTGTGGCTGGGCAGTATCAACAGATACAGCATGGGACTGGGTATCAGTGCTGCATGCTGTAGAACAAAATTCTGCACATGCACATCGCCCCCATGCACTATAATGAGATCCCAGCTGGCCATTAGTATCTGAGCATGGTGCGTCACGGTCACACCGTTGTGGTTGCCCTGATGCTCCCCAGCAAACACTGCCACCTCATGCCCGCGACTCAGAGCTTCTTCTGCCATAGCTGCAGTGTAATACTCACTGCCACCGGGAAATGGTGCGTATCTATGTACCACAAACAACAGTTTCATGTCAGCGTGCCATCCTAGCCAGTGCTGTGTGCAACCATGGATTGGGTTTGAGATCAGCAGTCTTGCCTTGGAATTGATCGCGAGTCCAGCTCCAGTTGGTGTTCATGGCCAGATAGTGACCATAGAACAGATCCTCTGTGATGCCATGTGGACCTGCTATGCGATGCACCAGCCATTGATAGGTCATGCAGTGCTGTGGTACCAGCATCCACTTGTGCCCTATGCCACGAGTGTTGTTGGCATCGGTGCAGCAGTAGTCTGCAAAGCGACGTTCTTCCATGGGCACCTCACATGCTGCAAGATTGGTCAGGGGATTGTGAGGCTCGATCCAGCGCCCCTTATAGGCCACACAGTGGTGGGGTCCTGTGGTCAGCTGTTGTTGTATTTGATCCAGGGTTGGACCAACACTGACTAACAACTCGTCTATGTCGTGGTTCAGCACCAACCCTGCATGGCTGAGATAGCGATACTTGGCATGTTCCAACATGCAGTACTGACCAAAGTCACTGTCCCAGGGTGCATGATCACTGCCCTGAGGTCCATAGGGATAGGGCCACGGCACGATTTTCAACTTGTAACGATCACTGCTCAGCATGTAGAGCATGTCTTGGCAGGTGTATTTGGTGCTGCCATTGTCATAGATGAGAAATGCATCAACACCGTGATTGCACCAATGATAATGCATCCACTGCCTGATCCATGACAGGGGATTGTTTTTCTGCAGCGTGACCATTACCCTGTGGCCATTGAAAAAGCCGTCATTGTGGTTGACTGCTATGTGCACAGGATCTGCCTGCTTGCTGATCATGATCAAGCTGTCATCCATGGCCTTGGTGTGTACCAAGGTATAGCTGACTCTGTCCAGATCATAGAATTGATAATCCAATGCACGACCATGACGGTCAGCAAATCCTGCATTGTCTGCAAACCATCGCTTGGCATCGTATATGGGCGGACCAATCAATATGGTCTGTGATTCGTTCAGCTGCACACAGTCATACCATATGTTGTGCCAGTCAAAATTGTCGTTGAATCGCATGCCGCCGCAGTAGTCAATGCGCAGCATGGGTGGTCTGGCAGGTTCGCGCTGCAGTTGCCATGATTGTGGAAACTGCACTGCTGTCACGGTGTCTATCATGTGAGTGACCTTAGATCCTGTATATGCTGATGGTAGCGCAACTCATTGGCGATGTCGTGATACACTGTGTTGTGGTGCAGAGTGAACTTTTCCATGTTGCGATGGTTCCACAGCTCTGCGCCCAGTCGATCGCGCTGTACCATCACAGTGCCACCGCCCCATTTGTGATATTGGTTGGCAGCGCCCTTGTGAAACGGACCAAAAGGCATGAAACCATAGGGCACATGAGGATCGGCCTGATAATTGACATAGAAGCTCTGTCCTCCATTGCGCAGGTGCCAGTGTTGCCATGCCATGCGAAATGTCTCAGCATCGCCGCCAAAATGATAATAGATTTCGCAGTGATCTGCATAGTGTTTGACCAGATTGATCTCAGGCCAGCAGCGAACCTTGTTGATCAGCAGCTGACCTGTTTCAAAAGGCTCTCCGTCATTGGGATGCACATTGAACACTTGCCACAATGGTGCACCGTCGTGGTAGCGATTGGCACGATCAGTGCTGAACACATCGCGCCAGAACAGACTGCCCTTGGTTTGGTATTCGGGGTCGTCAAAGAGAAATTCAGGGTTGCGTATGGGAAAGCTGTCTGAGTCTATCCAGAGATTCTCAGCATATCTGCTTTCCCAGAGACTGTGCGGTTTCACACTCCAACCAGCTGTGGTTCCATAGGGTGTGACAAAGTCTCTGGGTTCGCCCAATAGCTCTCGCACAGTGATCTGATCTGGTGCAGGACTGCGCAAGACAGCAGCCTGTGCTGCAGTGAGTTCGCCGCGACGATGAAATATTTCAATAGGCAGTGTCACACCCTGTAGGATCAGTTCTCGCATCAACACATAGCCGCTGGCCAGTTCTCGATCATACACACTGGTTACAATACTGCGCCCGGGATGGTAGGATGGTACACCCAGCTGTGCCAACAGTTGGTTAACCTTGCCATGGGTTTGCTGTAGATTAACCTGCATATCTAGCCTCAACCACGGGTTTCCATGCGGGTATGCGATCGTATTGATGCAATACGTAATGTCGTGTGCCTCTGCTGGTAGTGGCATAGTGGCCATCCCAGAGAGGCTGAGGTTCCAATAGGTGCGGCATAAACGTCTGCATCTTGGCCGGATCAACTGTGGTTCCTGCTTGACAGGCCCATGCATCCTCGCTCATAACAAACTTGGTCATGCTTGAATACGGCTCTAAGTTCAAAAGCACGTTGTATGCCGCTTGGTCGGGATTGTGAACTTTGGTAGCATGCTGACTGCCAACACTCAGCAAATAGATGTTGAGCCACAGATCCTTCATGACACTGGGCACGCCGGCCTGTACACCGCAGTTCCATATGGGTTGGGATTTGAGCTTGTGGTAGACCCAGGGAAAACTGTTTTGTAGGTTCTCGTTGCCCCAGGGCTCATGTTGATACTCCAGACTTTCACAGCTGGCCAAGATCTTGGCCGTGCCCATGTTGGCATCCAACCACTCACTGGGATTGCGCTGGAATACCACATCCTTGACATCAGTGTGTATCACATAGCGATAGTGCTGTTGCTGCATGAGGTTTTCAAGGAAACCATGCAGATGTAGGAATCGTTCCACCACTACGATCAACTGAGCATTGTAGAACAGATTACCAGTTTGGGGATCATGGTTGAAACCCATGATCTTGAAGCCGCGATTGCTCAGCTGCTGCACTGTGTTGCGATCAGCATTGTACACCAGCATGGCCTTGTCACCTTGAAACCCACAGGCATCTATACTGTTGGCCCAATACTGGATCTTGCTCCAGTCATAGTTGGTAAATGAACCTATGATCAGATCTTTGCACATGCCATATTGTGTGGCTCAGCAGATCTAATCGCAATTTAATCCCAGATACTGATCTGCACCCAGCTTGCACATGAGCCGTAGTATTCTCTGTCCGTTGGGGCTGCGTATGATGCTGCTGATTTCGCGATCGGTCTTTTCTTCGCCCTGTATCTGACTCAGCAATGGCATGTGACGTTTGATCACAGCAAAGTCAGCAGTGGGCCAATGCGGATTGGCAAAATAGCCCAGAGCTTTGAACCATCGCATGATCAAATGTGGGTCATCATGAATCTTGTGAGCTGTGGCGGGCAGCATGACCACACGTTGATTGCGAAGGTCATCCAGTGCCCCGGTGTAGTCATACAGCACACCGTCTTTGTCAATACTCATGCTGTTGATTGAGATATCTCTGTGTTGAGCATCTTGCTCCCAGTCCTGACCGCGTATTATGCGCATCTTGCCGTCTTTGACTTCCAACTTGTAGGCAATGCTGGTTACATCTATCTTGTCATCGCCAAACACAGCTTTGACGGTACCGTGACCTATGCCCTTGTCATCGTGGTCTATGTGTTCAAGATTGAAGATGTATATCAGTTCGCTGGGATCTGCATCTGTGGCAAAATCAATGTCGCGGGGTTCTCGACCGCGCACAAAATCGCGCACAGCACCACCCACCACTCTCACATCAAAGCCGTATTTGCGCAGCACATCTGCCACACGATGCACTTCGGGTGTGAAGACCTTTTCAAACTGCCGTTCGTCAATATTCAGTGTGCGAAGATTCTCTGTGAGCATGCAGTATTTATCAGCAGCGTTAGCTGCGT